TGATTTATCAAGTTTATTATTCCATGCTGCTCTCTCATCTGCTGTAATATGTTTCGCAATATCTGCCAAATGTGACTTAACATCATCAGAAATTTTTGTTACGCTTGTTTCAATCGTTGTGACTTTTTCCTCTACTGTTTTACCATCTGAAAACTTTATATCCCCTGTAGTCATATTTGATGTCTTCTCTGATACTTCTTTTAGCTTAGTATCAATTATATCCATATTGCCGTTCTGAGCATTAACATCATAATATTCATTTGTTCCTGGCTTTACCAAGCCATAATTAACTGTTTTATCTGCCATTAATTTATCACTCCCTCTCTAAGATGTGCGTGAGTGTAGGCACTAAGCTGAGCGTGGGTATAGACACTAAGCTGAGTATGGGTCCTGTAAACATATTCGAATGCAAAGCTGAGATGAGCTGGTTTTATTTCTTCAATTGTAGATCTAAGGTACTCAATATTGGCAGGTATGCCTCTTATGTCTATAAATTTAATTACAAAACTATAATCAGGACTATTCTCTATTATTTCAACTGTGCCATTTATAAAGCTTTCACAAACGTTTTTTAGCATTGTTTTTGTGATGGTACCCTGTCCACGTAAGCGTGTCATAATTCTTGCTCGCCTATTTTCATAAGTTTCATTTTTATCAATTTTCAAACCTAAATATTTTTCCCAGCTGTCTAGCCCCCATGTTGCTGTGTTAACAAATAGCTGATTCAATATGTCTTGTATAGCCTCTTTTACTTTAATATTTTCTGCATCAATACAAGCTTGTATATTCTTTACTTCTTCTGATCCATAATAAAAAGAAGGTAAATATTTAATTAATTCCATTAAATATCACCTCCTACACTGTTATGTTTATTGTTCCAAGTATTTGTATTTCTTTGGGACCAATAGTTATATTAGTGGTATTATTATTTATTTTGAAGTTTTTAACCGTCTTAGCTCCAGCTATTTCATAAAATAAACTTAAAGCTTTAAAATAATCAACTGTTTTTATTTTAGGTACACTATCTTGTATGTATTTTGTTATTTTTTCTGTATATGCATCAATAATGTTCTGTAAAGAATAATTAGTGTCTATTTCTAAAGCAGCATCTATATTAATTTTAATTTCTGTTGGAGCAGTAACAGTTACAGTTGCCCCAATGGGTCTGTTTTCTTCTATTTTAGTTATTACTTTAGTGATTATAGTCTGGTCTGGTGCTTTTTTATCTGTTGTAATAGGCATTACTTGTACTGTACCGTTACCAAATGCAAGTGGAAATATTTCCGCATCACCTATTCCGTCAACTTCTATTGCCCATAATTTATAATGTTCTTTGTTGCCAGAAGTTGCTGGAGTACGTAGTTTTAAAAGCAATCTATTTAATAGCTCTTCGATTGTTTCTACATTAGTACCGCCTAACAATTTTTCTTTGTTTGTAACACCTATAATTCCATTTATACCTACACTTAAAGTGTTTATCGTATTAGCTTCTACATTATACACAATTCCTACTTCTACAGATTTTATAGGTATATCCGCTGTAGTAGTACCAGTAACTATTATTTTTTCTTCTGTAGTGACAAAATTAAGTCCCGTATTGGTAGAAATTAGACTATCCTTAGGGATTACTGTGTTTTCTAATCCTGTAAATGTAGCAATTCCTTCTGAATAAGTCCCATTTTTACGATATATACCATATTCAGCACAACGTTTTATCAAATCTTCTTCGGATATATCTTCTAAAAACATAGTAGATAATATATTTTCTAATTCTACATATACACCTTCAAACTCTGTGCTTATAGGACTAACCATATCATTTACAAAACTACCTTCTCGCTTGTCTATGCCTTGTATTTTACTTAATATACGCTGCTTTATCGTTTCATAATTTATATTTTCATACACTATAAAATCACCTCTTTTCTATCCTCTACAGCTCCATATACGGTATTAATGTTAAACTCAACAAATACTTTTCTCTTTTCCGTGGTAATATTAAAATTATCTACGCCTACTACATACTTATTTTGCATTAATCCTTCTGTAATTTCTCTTATAATCTCAACTTTAGTGAGACTGTTGTAAGATTTCTTTACAAACTGCTCTATATCTATTGCATAATCCCATGTATAAATTAAATGTTTATATCGTTCTGTATGGAGGGCCTTCCAGCACCATGTTTTAACTGCTTCTAATCCTTCTATAATTACAAAATCACCATTAGAAATTAAAGGCTTATTATTCTCGTAGTCCCATGCAACTTCTCTGTACATCTCTTCAGTATTATTTTTTTCTGCTATATCAACACTTTCATTAAATGCTTTAATTTCTTCTGGGAAAAATGGAAATAAAGGTTCCTCAATATTGAATGCCTCTTCCATTTATAATCACCTCACAATACATAGGAGAACAAAGAGTTGTTGATCATTTGTTACAAGAAGTACTTCGTCTCCAACTTTAAAGGCATCTTCGATATTTTCAACTTCTCCATCTTGCATATCAAAACTATTTAAAGTACCACTGTTTAATATATTACCTGTAACACTTGTAGCTTTTATTTTAGCCTTTCTTTTAGTGCCTTTTAATAAATCAGTATTTATTAGCACATCCTCTCTATCTAGCTGTAATTTACCTATATCAAATACAAGGGGGGATATAGATATTACTTTAGCGACATGAAATACCTGCTGCTTGTTACCGGCTATGCTTTTAATATTTTGTGCTAATGTTATAAATTGATTGTCCTCATTATTCATTCTATATCACCTCTATTTCTTTAACTTATTTGTATAAACACTATAATCTTCTATGGTTTTCCTTTTCTTTTTCTTTGACTTATTATAAGTCTTATTCACTTCAAAACTTCCATCTTCTTTTTTATCCATAACATTTTGTAGATTTAATACTAATTTATTTGTATAAAGTCCATTTCTCCAAATATGAGTATCTTCATCAATAAAAAAAGTGCAATATAAGCCAGTTATAGGCTCTTGCACAATTACACCATATCCAGTCATGAAAGTTACATCTCCAAAATTTGTTACTGTAATTTTCTTCTCTGGATTTTTTATTTTTTCTTGAGCTTTTTTATTATAATCTGTTTTATCGTCTTTAGATAATTTTATATAATCATTTAAGATACCATACATTTTTATAGAGTTGTCATTTCTAATACTTTTAATTATTTTATCTTTATTATTGTAAATATCGACTCTATTTATTACATCATCTAAACTTTCAGATACACTGCTACTAATTAAATTGGATTGTTGTGTAATGTGATTAGACACAAGCTGGCCTTTTTCCAATACATTAAATTTATTTTCTTCAAATACTGTAAAATATTTTTTACCATTATTTGATAATGTGTAAGCAGTCATAATAATATCATATAAATTGCAGTTTATAAAGTTTCTATTAATCCTCACTCCGGTTGTGGATACTTTACCTAAATGTATATTAAAATCACTGCATATCTTTTTTACAATATCATCAGCAGCAATATTTCTAAATTTATAAGTGTTGGTGTTCTTTTTGAGGTAAATCCCATAATCCTTACAATTTATATTGACCACTTGATCATCAGATCTTTTATTTTTGCTCCAAACAATTCCATAAAACATGGTTCTGTTATTTTCTACTAATCGCACTGTATCTCCTAAGCTTGTATTTATATTGTCTAGTATTCCAAATTCTAACTCCCTGCAGCAGCTTCGGTATTCGCCTGTTAGTGTGACTTCTGTGGTTATATTAGTAATATTAGTAGATCCTTTAGTATTTATTATATATAATTCCAATATAACCACCTCCTATGGAATAATGAGTTTTTGTCCTGGATAAATGCGATTAGGATTCTTGCCTATTATCTTCTTATTGGCATTATATATATCTTTCCATTTGCTACCACTTCCATAAAATTTTCTTGATATTTTGAATAAGCTGTCTCCTGATTGTACTGTATATATTTTCTGCTTAATAGCAACCTTAGTATTGGTTCTAACAGGTGCATTCATTGCTTTAGTAGTAGCAATTGTATTGACCTTCAGGGGCCTATATTCTCTAAATGTTATGGTATATTTTATATCTCCCACTGTTTCACCATCTTCAATATACTGTATACCTTCAATGTGAAAATCTAAATCTATCCTAGTCTTAATATCTTTTGTGATTACAACTCTTACTATATCCTTGTTATCTATCCAACTTTTAATTAAAATTACATAATCCATTGCGTGTTGTATAGCACCACTAGGTAATGTTTGTTGGTTAAGATAATGGTTTTCATTAACGCTAAATAAACCTTCTAGCGTAAGCACCATGGGGGTATGATGTGTAGGGATATTAATATCTCCAAAATTAGTTAATCTTACAGTTTCAATGTCGATTTTATATTCAATCTCATATTTTTCAGGTGTAATAGGCAGCGTCATTGTTAGATTCCTTTTATTGTTTTTTATATAAAAATCCATACATCACCCTCCTATCCTACCACTTGTAGAGCATTAATTATTTTGTTAGCAACTAAATTAGCTAACTCATTATCAGTTTCTTTTGCTCTATAGATATTTATATTAATATTTGGTTTTTCACTATTTTTTTTATTATCTGCCTGTCTTGCTTCATCCGCTGTAATAACTTTTTCATCTTCGTGCAACAACGCAGGGTAATTGTTATATGGTACTCTATTTAATCCTGTTGCATGTACACCAAAACCATTATAGTTATAATAAGAGCCATAGTATGTACTTAAACTTGGATTTGCTTTGTTATCACTACTTTTATTTGGTGTATTAAAATTTATTGTGCTATCCCAACCTTTATTAAACTGCTCTGCCATTTCCCTACCAAACAAAACATATTGGCCACTTTCTCCAATATAAGACTGAGTTGCTTTTACTCTAGCTAGTTCACTTTCATGTACCTTTTTCATTTCTGGACCATTATTCCATTCTATTATTGCTTTTGTTTGGGCATCTGCAAGCAACCTTCCTACGGCTGCCCCATCTCCACTAGCTACTGCTTTTCTGTATTCTTCACTTTGTTTTGCACTCTCAATTGTTGACCTCATAAGCTCTTCTTCTTTATTTTTCAAACTTGCTTTATATTGTCCTATATATTTTCTATCCTCTACTTTTACCTTATTTAAATAACTAATTTCAGCTTCAAGCCCCTTTTTTCGCTCTGTGTTAAATCCTTCTCCTTCTGCTCTATCTCCCTTGTCTTTTAGGTCACTTAACGTACTTTCTAATCCAGCCGTTGTTTTAGAAAATTCTTCCATAGCACCTTTATATTTCTTACCTAGTTCATCTGTAATAACTCTAACAGTATCAGCACCATTTATTGCACCTTTGCTAATCATTTCATATACTTTTGCTTTTGTTGTTTCCATCTTTTGTGCTAAAATCCCAACTGCATCTATTCCTTTATCTTGCAATATATTAATATTTTCTAGAGTTGTTTTGCCACTACTTTTCATACGTCCTAATGCAGTTATACTTGCTTTTTTACCTTCAGGATCTATTCCTAAAGCAGCAAAAGCATCACCTAGTTTAGTTAGGTTTGGTATTATTTCATCTTGCTTATATCCATAGGGCATCATACCTTTACTTAGTTGTAACAACTCTGGTTGTGTGAAAGGTGTAACACTAGCAAATTTTTCAGTATTATTTATAAATTTATCAGCTTTATCTCTGCCACCTAACATAGTTTTAAAAGCAATTATGTCATTTTCTCTTTGTTTTCCTAGCTCAATACCATTCTGCAAACCAGCATCAGATAACTCACTTACTTTGTTGTATACATTTTTTACTTCATCTTTAAAATAACCATCTTTATCCTTTTTTTCTTCTGTAGCTGCTTTAATTAATCCAGTCCCTAAACCTAAAGCACCACCTACTAATGCTCCAACAGGACCTCCAACAGTAGCACCCATTAGAGCTCCGCTAACTGTGCTAGATATAGCTCCACCGATTTCATTCCCTAGCCTATCGCCATATCTACTAGTTAATGTAGCACCCATGAAGTCGCCAAAAGAACTACCTAAATCCCTTAACATTCCAGCTTGTACAAGTTCTTTTGCAATATTATTAAGAGGCATATTTCGTTTAGCATTGTTAGGATCATTATCATTTCTGCTTCTAGTTATATTTAAATCTCTTTCTGCCTTGTTTGCATCATTAATTACTTGGTTATAACGTTTCATGCCCTCTGACATCTCATTTATCTCTTTTTGTTTAGCAATAAAGGCTTCATTACTTCCATTTTTACCCTCTTGGACTAGTTTAGACATTTCTTTTAATTCTTCTTTAGCTTTACGCATATCTAATTGTAATTCAGCCTTTTTACCAAATGCTTCATCTTGTATTTTTTTGTAATCTGCTACATCTTTACCAAACTCTTTGACCTTTTCTTTCATCTGCAATACAGATTGACTTAATTGGTCTTGAGATTTAAAAACAATACTTATATCTTTGCTCAATATCTCACCTCCTACTTGCAGTATTTGCTTCTAAAGGTTGCTTCTATGAAATTTCTGTCCAAATTATTCATGTTTAAAAAATTAGATGGAGATATATGCAATTCCTCAAGGCAATACTTGAGGAAATTAGCTCTATAATCTCCACCCTTGATTAGTTTTTTATTTCAACAATGCTCTCTTCACTAAATCCGCTTAGCTTGCTTATTTGCTTATAAAGGTTAAATTTTTCCCCGGTATTAAAAAGCTTATTTACTATTTGTAGTGGGTCCTTAACATTAAATTTATCTAAAATAACCTTGTCTGTTAGTTTTTTGCCCTCTAATGTTACAGCCTTTATAATGTATTTTTCATATATGTTTTTCCCTTCTATTCCTTCAAGTTCTTCACTTGTTAAGGCCCTTACTTCTAATTCAAATTTTTGTCCCAGTATTTTGCTTAACCTGCTTACTTCCACATTTTTCTTACTTATCTCTGTTATTCTCTCTATATCTGTTTCTAGTAATATATCTAAAATATTTTTATCCATACTATTTATCCCTCCTGAAAATAAAAAGCTTGGAAGTTAATCCCATCTTTATTTTAATTCATCTAAAGGCTCACATCTTTCAAATTTAAACGGCTGACTAATTGTCCCAAATTCTCCTGCTTTCCATTTCGCAATATCTACCTCTGTAAACTGTACGCCATAAAGTGCAACTCTTTCCTCTCCTCTTACGTCTTTAGAATCGAGATTAGATATTAAGATAAATTTAGGATTTTTACCTTTATTCCAGTTGGTAACGAGTAGTTTTAACATTCTACTATTGACTTTATTCATCTCAATATTTCCGTCACCATCTTTACCTACCATGATGCTGTGGTTAGTATCTTCTCCGCAAGTTTGGTAGTCCTTCATCACTGCTTTATATTTTGCATTGAATCCTGTGGTTTCTTGTATCAAATCGCCATCTATCCAAAGTTGTCCCCATCTACCCTGTAAAGGTTCCATGTTATCCATATTTGTCTACCTCCTACATTAAATTAATGCTAAAATAGAAATCTTCCATAGCATCTAATAGCTGCACATTGATCTTCATAAATACTTTTTTCCTGGTGTTATAATGTTTAATTTCTGTTTCTGTCATTTCATCTATTTTTGCACCAAGCGTTTTTATATATTTAATTTGTTCTTCCATGTCTAAATCAACATTGAAGTCTCCAACAATACCCTGTTTATTTAAGTCTTCTAAATACTGCTTAATAGCTACAACTAAATTCATTTTATTATCATAGCTGTTTCCTACTCCCACATAATTATCAGCTACAGTCGTTCTGATATCAGTATCTATTTTATCCATGATGTCAATAATCTTTATGGATTTAAAATCTTCTGTTTTAATATCAGTTACAGCAGTTAAAGAGTTTACTGCCCTGCTCAACTTGCACTTTTCACCGTCATTTACTACAAATAGCTCTCCATTATCAACCTTTTTATCCATATCAGCTTTTGAGAGCATTGGTATATCTTCTACAGTTAAATCATTAAGCACAAAATATGTTGATGACTTATCAAGCGGTGTAGTAGCAAGTATGCTAGCAACTCTACTTGTATACTCTATGCCCTTTGCAGCATCTGTAAAATTAATTATTCCCTCATGGTTGCCTTTAGTATTATAAAGTACTGCTTTAACTTTAAGGTTCTTTAGATCCCTCATATCTTTTACTATAGTTGCTATTTGTTCTGTGTCAGTAGTTACATTAGTGCATAGATAATTGAATTTTAATGTTTCTAATGTAGAGCCAACTTTTAAAATATCTGAGTAAGCTACTATAACAACCTTACTCGGTCTGTTATATCCACCTATAAAAGCACTTTTTATAAATGCTTTATTGGCTTCTGTTAGATTGCTTGGTATTTCTGTTTCACTTGTGCAATGTGTAACCCCTGTGTTAGCTGTTTCCTTTACTAAAACGCAAACAATGCCTCTAGCATTTTGCCTTATAAAATTTTGTGCTTTAGCCTTAAAACTTATAAAGATTTCGGGCATTCCCATGTTATCACCATCCTTTTTTATTTAGTGTAGTATTTAACATTATTTCTTGAATTTCCTCATATTGTTCTTGTATTTCTGTATTTGTTAAGTCAAAGAAATCAAATCTTAGATTAATTATTATTTGTCCATCAGATTCATTTATGTCATAATTAAAATCTAGATTTTTATTATTAACTTCTAAATAATATTTACTTAAAAACTTTTCTTCCAATGTATTAATTACGTTTAACTTGTCCATATAGTCCTCTGTATTGTAAGCATCCCTTGTATTAAAATAAACTATATCTATATTAAGGGTAACCTTTTGTGTATAATAGCTGTTTATCTTATGCCTATTCAAACCTATGCAGTATAAAAAGCAAGGATAAACTGCTTTTTCAGGTAATTTACCCACATAGTTTTTACAGTTTGGAAATATAGTTTTTGTATTTGATATTAAAGATTTTGTTATATCGGTTAGCTTAACCATCAATCTCACCTACTAACTCGTCAACCATGTCGCCCGCCATTTTCTCTGCTTCATCTGCAACTTGCTCAAGAGCGTCTCTATACATATGTTTGCCATTTACCCAACCTACTACATTTCCATTTTTAATAATTCTGTGTCCGTCTTCAACAAGATGCGTGTGTGGTGCTATTCCATAGTTTGGTTTAACTGCAGCATAACCTCCCTTGCTTCCTAACATTTTAGTTACACCAGCCTTAAGATTACCTGTACCATCTTCTTTAACTGTAGAATCAATGTTACTAATCACTTGGTTATACATTTTATCCCCTATATTTTTTACAAGTTCACGTTTCTTTTGTGGAAATTTCTTTAATAAATCATCAAACATTTGATCTAATTCATCAAAACTATCGGCCATTAAATTTCCACCTCTTTTGCTTTTACTTTAATATAAGTATTAGAATATTGCACATTGTCAATAGAAATAATATTATAAATTCTATCAACTTCCTTAGTATCAATTACATTCCCATCTTTATCAAAAATATAAACTATTTTTTTACCAAATTTTATCCTGTATTCTCTGCTGTTTATATTAGCTAAATCTTTACTGTATCTAATAGTAAACATAACTACATTTTCATAACCACACTCTTTAGCTTTCCAAAATTCCTCACCATAAAGGTTATTTGCATTTGCCCATACTGTTTTGTATGTATCCCATTTATCCTTTGTAATGCTATCTTCTTCATAAGGAGTGTATTTTTGTATTGTTATCCTCTTATTTAATTTCCCTGGATTCATGCTATCACCTACACATTTTTAAACCTATGTGGTCCAAGTATCGCATTTACTGAAAAGGCTATTTCCTCCGTGACTTGCCCTACAGGTATCCTATTTTCATACCAATGTGAAATTAACATATATATTGCTATTCTTATTTCCTTAGGTACTTCCCATCTATTTTCATCTGTCATATTGGTATCTAAAATGGGTCTATTTATCTTAGTTTCACAAAAACTAACTGCTCCATCAGTTATTGTTTCTATTAAGCTATCCTCCTCTGACCCTTCAACTCTTAGATATTGTTTAACTTCATCAGTACTAATTATCATGTTTGCCACCTCTCTTAGAGGTTTTCTTTTCTTCTTCTATAGAATCAGCAAATCCATTTCCAATAAACTTTTTTGCAATATCATCTTCAAATTCTGCTATATCTCCAGGAGCATAACTCCAATCAGGTGATGCAATACTAACCTTCATTTTAATCTTCACAAAATCACCTTCCTTCTATAAAAAAATAGAAGGGCACTAAGGCCCCTCTACTAAGCTGCTGGATGTGCGAAGTATGCAACTGACTTACTGCCTGGATCAATGAACTTAGAATCATGTCTTGCGAATGCAAGGAATCCAACCTGGCCATTTTCGATGTACTTTTCATTTATTCTGAACAGAGTAACGTCCATTGCATCTCTAATGAATAGGTTTGAGAAATCTCCAAAAGCAATTGATTTCTTTGAAGCACCTACCTGATCCATATCATTATTGCTAAAGTAAGAATAACCATTAATAGTATCAGGCTCTCTTACTGCAATTCCAGGCTGCCATAATGGTCTACCCTCAGAATCCTTCATCTTCTTTATTGTTTTTATTGTTTGGTCATGCATCATATACTTTGCATTTTTTCTATATGCTGCATCTATTGTGAATTCCAAGTCAATAAAATCCTCATAGAGTATTGAGTTTATTTGCCCTGCTGCTCCTGTTTTCCCAAGTAATGCAGCTGTCATAATTCCTTCTGGCTGTGCCACTCCAGTTCCAATTGTATAATATTTATTTTCAGCTCTTGCAATTCTAGTTGCAATTATCTTTGTGATATATGCTTCAATGTCAAAAGCTGAATCCATAAGCAGCTCTATTGGAATAAGTATAGTCTTTGAACTAAACTTATAAGCCCCTAAAGTCTTCTGACCAAATACAGTATCCTGTGAACCTACTGGTTTATTTTCTTCAACAAGCTCACCTTCGTTATTAGTATCATTACCAGTTGGAATAGGTAGAGGATTTCCCCCAGCAGTTGGAATTATAGTTGCTCCTGAAGTTCTCATTCCACCAAAAGTTTTTTGAGCTTCTATAAGTTTGTTATAAAAGCCTGTTGGCACTATATATCCACCAGCAGCACCTGTTACTGCAGATAGTGCTCTAAGCTCATTACCGGATAAATTAGCCTTTTGACTATTAATAAGATCTCTTTCTTCCTGGCTTAAACCACCAACACCATATCTAATATAGTTAAGGTATGCAGCTCTGTACTCTTCTCTGTCTATGTCTCTCTTTTCTGTTTCCTGGCCTTCTTCCTGCCTTTCCTCAGGGGTTTCCCTTTCTGCTAGCTCTCTTTCTCTTTCAAGAGCCTTTTCTCTTCTCTGGATGTCTGCAGTGAGTTCATCAATTTTTTTGTCAAGGTTTTCATATTTAGTTGTTTCCTCACCTGTCATTGCTCTTTTTTCATTGTCAGCTTTGTCAAGTATTGTCCTAGCTTCAGTAACAAGGTTCATTCTTTCTTGTTTTAGTGCTTGTATTTTTGCTAACTCCATATTGTTTACTCTCCTTTAATTAAAATAATTTTTCTTTAAGTTCTAGTTTTTTTCTTAGATTTTGGCTATTAAAAAAAGGCTCTTTTTCAGCCTCTCTTTCATCAAGATATTCTTTGTATGGATCATAATCTCTTGCACTTACTGTACTGTCTGGATAAGCTGGAAATGCCACAGGAGATATTTCTAACAGCTTTGCTTTCAAAAGCGTCCTTGTTATATTGTCAGGATCAGATTCGTCCCATTCCTCCTTAAGCTTTTTAAATCCAAAGGATACTCCATCAACATCTCCACGTTTTATAGTCTGGTAAACATCATTTCCAAGTGTTGTTGGTGGTAAATCTAATTCGAATCTAAGTCCTATATCATCCTCAGTAAGTCTTAGAGTTACATTTTTAGTCCTACCAAGTACCTGTGATGTATCATGACTCCATAAAGCTCTCTGATCATCTTCTTTTAGGCTGTCAGCAAAGGCACCCTTTTTAAACTGTTCCTTAAATCTGTAGAAATATCCCAGAGTCTCTGATTTCATTTCCCATTTAACTGCATACCCGGTAATTGTCTTAGTGCCATTTTCAGCTTCTCTTATTTCAATTCCCTCGCTAATTAGTTCCCTTTTCTCCACTTCCGGAATCTGCATTTTTACTTTTTCCACCCTTATCACCTCCTTTACCAGCAGTATTATTCATTGCGGTTTTGAGTGGAATCATGTTTCCGTTTACTAAATAAACATCTCCATCTTCAACAGGATCCATGTTTTCAAGTTTTCTTATGTCATTTGCACTCAACCAGCCATTTTGTCTACCTATTGCATATCCTTCCTGCCTTGTCTTAAAATCCCCTCTTAGCAATCCATCAACATTAAATTTAACAAAATATTTCTGTTGCTCATTCTCAGTTAATAGCTGCATAAAAATAGCCTGTTCTATGCGAACAAGCCACGGCCTTAGGGTATGCATAACAAATCCAATCCCTTGATGTTCAATATTGCTGAAAGTAGCTTTTTCAAGGTCTGCTATCATGTGAGGGGGCACTCTGAATATTCTCGCTATCTCATTTAACTGAAACTTCCTTGTTTCTATAAACTGACTGTCCTCTGGAGGGATTACTGTTCTATTGTACTTTAATCCTTCTTCAAGGATCATCACCGAGTGTGAATTATTAATACCCTGGTGTTTAACTTTCATATCATCTTTGAGACGGGTATATGCATCATCACTGAGTGCATTTGGGCATTCTAAAGTTCCTCCTAAATTTGTACCTTGCCCAAAATATTGTGAACCAAATTGCTCTGCAGCAAGTCCAAGTCCAATTGCTTCTCGTGCATATGCTATAGGGCTTAATCCGTCTTTACCATTAAGAGACAATCCTTTAATGTGGAGAATTTCATGTTGGAAATATACTTCTTTTCCATCGTTGCCATAGTAAACATATTGCTTTTGTAATCCCTTAGGTTTTGTTTTATCTTCATATATTGCCACTTTCCATGGTTCTAATGGCTTAAGAGCTGTTATAGCACCAGCATTATTTATAATTTTTCTTACATATGCCTTACCCCACAGGTTAAGATGAGCCACTATAGTTTCCCTGAACTCAAAAGAACTCTGTTCATCATTGGCAATATCATGTAATACCCTGTATAGAGGATGCTCGTAAGCAACTTTTTTACTGCCATCTGGACCACGTTTGTAAATCTTCAACGGAAGGGAAGCAATACTCTCCGAAAGGATCCTTACACAAGCATAAACAGCTGACAGCTTTAAAGAGCCTTCTTCGGTAACAGTTATACCACTTTTAGAAGATGAAAAGCCGAATATTTCACTCATTCCAACTGTATCGCCACTCGCTACATTTTCTATATCCCTTAACTCCCCACCTAATAGCTTTATTATCTTTTCTTTTAATCCCAAAATTTCACCCCCTTCCTATATAGTTCTTATACCACGCGTATCGTAAACTGATTCAGTCTTAGCCTTTGGAGGAATCATCATTATTTTATGAATATCTATTGCAGCATCTATCGGGTCAATTCTTTCCGTCCTATGTTCCTTATCTAGCTTTATTTCTCCAAAGCTGTTTTTAGTCGTTACAGCATTAACTCCACAATATTTGAATAATCCATCTTTTTTGTTATACTTAGCTACTCCACCATCTACACTTAATTCAAAATCTTCTGTGGCTGTATTTAGACTCTTAGCACTTTGTACAATCTCAATACAATCAACACCAAAAGTCTCTAAATCACTTAAAAACGCATCTGCATTATGAGGATCATAAGCTATGACTTTTAATTTTAAGTCATATTTCTTAATGATATCCTTATAATAACTTATGATATATTTATAGTCTGTTTTTATTCCTCCAAGGGTTTCAGTAAGGGTAATTAATGGCTCTTTGCCATCTTCTTTACTAGCCCATACATCATAAGGGGCATTATCTGTTTTTATATGCTCTGCCAATCTCATTTTAGGCATGAATGAATGCTGATGAAAGAAATAAGCCGGTTCCTCATTTTCTAAATATGCAAATTCCAATACACCTGAAGTTAAATCTCCACCACTTGATAAGTCTAAGCCAAGTCCACATTCCATACCCCTAAAGTCTTCTAGAGTTAAATCACATGCACATTTTTTCCAATTATCAATATTAAGATATTGATTGTCACTATGTTTGTACCATTCATTTAAGGATTTAGTAATAAAGTTTCTTAGATCCTCTCCGCTTTTCTCCTTAGCTTCAGCTGCAAATCTCTTTAAATTCTCAATTCCTTGTGGTAATTTAGCAACTAAAGGATTACATTTTGGCCAGTTCTCTGGATCCCATATATCATCTTCTTTATCCATTTGGGCTATATAAATAAAATACTGGTCAGCATCAATAATGCCTTCCAGCACATTACAACAGTATTCCCATTCTTTATAACACGGCCCATTTAAGTCAAAACCAGCAGTTGTTATTATGCTTATCAAGCTTTCATTCTGATTAACAGATCCATCTTCAAGCAACTTAACCATTTGGTTTGTTTTATGACTGTGATACTCGTCTATTATTCCACCATGCGGATCAAAACCATCTATTGTCCCGGTATCTCTACCGAGTGCCATTATCAAGCCACCATTTAGCAAGCATTCTATTATTGCATCATGATCTTTTATTTTAAATAGTTCTTTTAAATCTGGTTCAATTTCTATAAATTTCTTTGCTTGCCCCCAAACAATTCTTGCTTGTTTCATCTTTGTTGCTGTACAATACACTTGAGCATTTGCATAATTATCAAATCCGGCTAATTTAATGGCTATTCCACTATTTAAAAGTGATTTAGCATTTTTCCTTGCAAGTTGGACATAACTTTTCCTAAATCTTCTATGGCCTGTAATTTTACTTACCCATCCGAACAAACTTCCAATAATAAAGTCCTGGAAAGGAAATAATTCAACAGGTTGGCCAACAAGTTCTGGACCACCATCTGTAAATCTTAAACTTTCAAAAAACTCTATCGTTTCTTTTGCCTTGTCCATATCAAATCTGTATATGTAAGGTGCTAATTTGGATTTTTCTAAATCATCAAGGTGCCTTTGGCAAGCTAATTTAACATATCTTCCTGCAACTTCTCTGCCTTCTACAACATCTAAGGCATATTGCGTAACCCTATCCATAGGAATCACCTTGCAAATTTAGCAAACTTATTTTCTTGTTTTTCTTCTTTATCTTGCTTTGGCACATTCTTAGTTCTTGCAACTGGATTAAGATACAACCTATCAGAAAGCCTTACTATTTCCTGGCGTTTCATTCTAACTTCAACATCAACAGCCATGAACATCGATAAACCTTCTTTTCTTTCTTCAGAGTTGTTAGACTTCATTAAATCTCTTGCAATGTCAAGAGCACTAACTAAATCATCAAGTTCAGATACGGACAAACAATATTGATTAATTATATGTTCATCTAGAGAGGCTATAAATTCAATTTCTTTGTAGAGCTTCTTTAACTTCTTAAACTCTCTTAATGCTCTTTCATCAACCATTACTGCCTCGCTTGCTTTAATAGTCTTGTTAGAAAGTTTTATTTGAGCATTTTTTCGCCTTTGGATTTCAGCCTTGGTTAATCTGTTAGGATTACCATCAGCCATATGAAGTTCTATCGGTTTTGCATTTCTTCCCAAGGCCTACACCCCCTTTATTTTAAATTTTATAAAACGAATATCCTCGGATGAATAGAGGACACGTGGTATCCATTGCCACAAGCTGTAGAGATTTACTCCCCCCTACCCTTATTTCCAAATCCTCCATCCTCTTTAGCTGTCTTAATACCGTGGTGTCTTTCACATAGTGGCTGCCAATTATTCTTATCCCAAAACAACTTCTTATCTCCTTTATGTGGTTTGATATGGTCAACTACTGTAGCTGGTACATACTTGCCTTCCTTCATACATTCAACACACAGTGGATGCTCTCTTAAATAACCTTTCCTTGCTTTTCTCCATTTGCTATTATAACCTCTCTGTGCTGCAGTTCCTCGTCTCTCTTCCTGTATTCGTTCTCGTTTCATTTTACAATCAGTACACATACCATCAGCCATGTCTATTATCTTCCCACATCCAGGGCACAATTTTTTTAATGCCAATACAATCACCTTTCCTTTTATTTTGATTGTTATTATTTTAACATGCTTTTTATCCTAAAAAATCATGCATCTCATACCAACCAAAACCTTATGCATCAATACTTAAATCAGTTTATTTCTTGCAATTTTTATGACTTTTTCTATACTGTTTTGAGTTATCTTCATTACTAAGTGTGTTCAGCTCATTAAATACCTCTAAAGCATTTATATTACTCACTTCTGTCTCATATATAAAAATGAGTTATACATCCCTTTTTTATGTTCACCTTGTATTAAAATAATAAAGAGTGTAGTTACCAATTTGATCTTCTAATACCTTTTTTATGAGCATTAAATAATTTGGTAACTACACTCTTCAGTTCATTATTTTTAATTCTGGTATCTTTGCATTTTATAACTGAGCTTATGTCATTTGCAATATATTTTCTGTTACCTTTCCTATGCCCTAAACCATTCATAAACTCAGCCACCTTTGTTACACTTTCCAATTCAAGATACTTTTTAAATATAATTTCTTCAACATTATCACTATCTGCAACTGGAATGCTGAGTAATCTTTTTAGCTTGTTTAACTCTTTTATTTTTTTATTTATATCTACTACATTCATACTATCACCTAAAATATCTTAAAGTTCTTTATCTTATTATTAATAAATGACTGCTCTATACCTATATAGTGTAGTGTTACACTTGGATCTGTATGATTAAATATCTTCTGTAAAGTAACTATATCCTTATATTGCTGATAGAAATGATAACCAAATGTCTTACGCATTGAGTGGGTTCCTAGGTTTCCAATTCCATTGGATTCTCCGGCTTGTCTTATTAGTTTATAGGCCATGCCTCTACCCAATGGTTTATTTACTCCTTCTCTGCTCTTTATCAGATATTCATTTGGTTCTTTATTTTCACAATATATTTTTAACTCTTTTTTTACTAAAGAATTAATTGGAAATATTTTTTGTTTATCTGTTTTCTTTTCTCTTATGTTTATATAATCCTTAAACTTAACATCTTTAACTCTAAGTTTTAATATGTCTGCAATTCTAAGTCCAGAATAAATACCAAGGATAAACATAATATAATTTCTTTCAGATTGATTTCTTAGATATATACTAATATCTTCAACCTTAGTTTCATCCCTAATAGGTTCAACATAGTTCATCTATATCTCACCTGCCTAATTGCTCCGTTTCTGCCACGTTTATAACTACTGTGCTGCATTAATTTTTCAATATCAGAAAAGGAGAGGTACTCTTCCTCAGGCTTCCTCCCCTTCTTGGGTTTATGTTCTTTATTTTGTGCCAGCTGCAGCTTCTTGTACATATCTGGTTGCTTTTCTTTAATAATACTTCCTATCCTCACGCCTCTCACCTTCCTTCTGTAAAGTAAAAATCCCCCACCCGAGTTCATTAGGTAGAGGATTTTTCTGTGTATTTAAAATCTTACATGCTACTATAATAATACTTAATTTGTTGAAAAACATATAGTTTTCGTATAATTTTTGTATAATTTTTGATTATACTGCTTTTTCATAGTATGGTTGTAGTATCTTGAAGAGTTTATTTAATGCTTCTCTATTTATTTGTTTTAGTCTTATATCAGTTATGTAATTTTTTTGCCTATAAAGATTATTGAAATTTATTTCTATATCACGCCAAAACATATTTTCAAAGTATTTGAGCTCTATGACACACCTTTCCTGCCTTGTTAAGCCTTCAAGTGCTTTTTCTATCTGCTCTATCTCAATTTTTATTGTGAATATTCTTGATTGATCTTGTGCTATCCATTCCTTTATCATATCAACTGTAAGTTGTTTTCCAACAACATAGTTTTCAATTGGGGCAGGCGGTGATCCGTGCGGCCTTCCTGGCATACCTAGTTCTCTTCCTTGTGGTATATAATCTTTGTACCACATTTCAGGATGCTGAATAGCGTTCTTCCAACCTTCAATTCTTGCCTCGGTTGCTTCCACATATGCCTTTTTTTCTTTATAACTTTTTAATATTTTTTCTATATCCATAATTAAAACCTCCTTCAATGTTAAATCAACTTTTGTTGCGTATTAGATGACGAATGTGAACTAAATAGCTTTGCCTCCATGCCTGTAAGGTCTTGTTTTGTTGTATTCATGCTTTATTTTAATAATTTTCTCAATATCAATATTTTCCTTACCGCAGTAGTCCAGAATTCTTATAATGCAATCTGCTAATTCAACTGCTATGCCTTCAGGTTTCTTGCAGCATTCTGTTATATCACTCGCTACATAACCGCCACCACTATAATAAAGCGATGGTAAATCTGTTCTATTTGAAAGTAGGTTTCCATTCCTGTATTCCTCTAGAGCTTCAGATAACTCGCTATGGCATAATGCAATTATTTCTCCAAAGCTTCTCTCTTCATCCCACCATCCATGCTCTACTGCATTTTGATGTATTTCATCTCTCAATCTATTTAACATTTTATTTCCTCCTTGATTTAGCTTTTCTTTGATTAATCTTTTGACATATATCTGCAATAATAACTGCAGTTCTAGTTAAATCTGCATCATTCTGTATTAGATTATTTCTATTCAACGTTAGAAGCTGCTGCTTTGAGACTAATACTAGATTGCTTATATCAAAATTACTTTTGTTACCATCTCCAAATATAACCACATATCCATCTGGTATGCTGCCTTTATGTTCCTCCCATACAACCTGGTGCTTTAATCTCCATTTATTAGGCTCTTTAATCTTTATCTCTGTATATCCATATATATTTATTCTTTCACTTCCAACTGGCCTATGGTTTACAGGCATACAGCCTTTTTTAAACCAAGTCTTTTTACAACCTTCTGAACATATTCCTTTCATTCCCTTGTTGTGTGGGGTACGGCCTTTTTTAAATGTGGAATCCACTCCACTTTTAAGGTCATGGTTTTTAACATAAGCACGGATCTGATTAGTCTCTAATTGTGTTTCAAACTTTTTATTAAACATTTCTGTTAGCATATTGGTTCTTGTACCTTTTATGTTTTTCTCTATAAACTTTGCTTGTTCTTTTGTATATTTATGAGCCATCTATGCCTCCAACATTTGAGGAAGCTTAGTATCAGCATCTATTCTATCATCTACCATTTTCTTAGCTTCAAGAACCAATGAGCCATTTGAAATTATTTTTGTTGCAACCTCATTTATTGCCTTAGCTCTGTTTATTTCTTCTATGAGTGCATCGCCTTTTAAATCTTCATCACTTAATCTCTCTAACTCTGCAAATAAGTGATTATTTAAATCTCCAAGTGTATTTTTCATAAAATTCAACTCCTCAATAATATTTTTCTATACTGATGCAAAAGATCCATCTAGCTGCTTGCCAATAGTTAATGCTCTTGCATCTTCATATCCTCTGCTTTCAGCATCCACATTGTACTGACGTTTTGGCAGGTGATTTTTAATTGTTTTAGTAAAATTAATATTTAAATATGCTTCTTTTACTTCTTTGGGTATGACTAAAACCAATCCCCATTCCTGGTGCTGTTGCTTTTACAATATGAATTTTTCTTTAAGCCCCTCATAAAATCCCCATAAATAGTCATTATGTATTCCCTTGGTATTATAGCCATCTCTTTTAAAGTCTCTATAACATCTATTAGCTCCCTTTTCTGCAACATTTAGAGCAAATTGAAAAATTGTTTTCGCTATTTCTACATCTTCCTTAAATCCTAAAAATACAGCATAGTGTGTGCGTCCTCTTGTGTTCATATAGAATTGGCATCTAAAATTTTCAGTAATAAGCCCTGCCATACGTCTTTTCCATGTTGTATTAACTGTTATTCCTGTCTTACCATTTTCAACTTCTCTTGTCTCGCCCTCTGAATCAATCTCTTCCATTTCAAGGCCATTTTCCGCTAATAGTTTTTGAGCTAATAACATAGCCTTTTGTGATTCAGCTTCAAAATTGGTGCCTTGAGCAAGCTTTAGTAATTTTTTAATTTTATCTATAATCTTTTCTTTTTCCTCCAAAACTGATAACCTCCTTAAAAACTCTTTGCCCCTATTCCTTATTCTTTGGCTTTAGTTCACCTTTTAAAGCCTTATCTACAAGCTTATTCCCTATCTGATGAAATTTTTGATACTCAGGGTTTTCCGGATCATTATTCCACCCCAAATATTCTTTTGGTGATTTATTTAAAGCTGTATGATACATCTTGTGAATATTATCCTTTTTCATGTTTAGAATTAATTCTCTTGTATCTGGCTTAATATTTCTGATTGTCATTGATGCCATATTCATCAATGATACATAAACTAATAGAGCATATTTCAATTCTTGATAGTCAACCTCTTTATTGAGCTTGCAATCCTCAACTATATCAGATAAGTTTCTCATTAAAATTTCACTCCTTCACGATTGCATACTTTTTCCCACACTGAGGGCAAAAGTTATTTTCCACATAGCAAACTCTATTGTCTTTAAAAACTCCAGTTCCTTGAAACCTTGTATTAACACCAATGTGTGCAAAGTTATTTAATATTGTTTTCTTGCCCTCAACTGCTCCACAACTGCAAGTTTTTATTTTCTTAACATCTTTCGTACAGTAGATATTTTCTTGCATTCTCTCACTCCCTTAACGTAAGAGTCATCAGGAGCCAGAGCTACATCCGGCTCCTATCTCTGAAATTTTATTCTTCCCAGTAGCTCATTTCTGTTTCCATAGCTTCTACTAAATCGTCTATGGTTTCAATTTGATAACTTGACATATCAGCAAATACCTTAAATTCATCTTCCATCAGTGTTGATACATTTCCACCGTTGTATATCTTAAGTAATGCTAAAAGTCTTAAAAGCTTTTCATTCATAACAATATTTCCTCCTTCATGATTTCCTTTTATGGTTAATTATGCTTATTATCTATTGGAGTGTAGTTGTTAGCATTCATCCAAATCCATTTTCCTGCATAATAAACAAGAAATTCGGCTTCACCAGCTTCTATCTGCATATGCATTGATGTCCTTACACCATAAACAGATACAATCATTTTCTTTTTGGTATGTCTGTTAATTCCATTAACCTCAAATAGACTCTTTGCCATATAAATTCTCCTTTATATTTTCCTTGACTTAAGACTTATAGTATTTCTCATAAGTATCTGGGTAAGCTCTCTTCATTTCATCGATGAAATTCGCATCTGAATACCCTTTATCAACAAGCCACCTTTTAAACTCACTGATTGTCTTTGTTTCATCTTTTCCGCTTTCGATTGAACGAACATAATAATTAAATCCATGCATGTGTCTATGTTCTTCAATCGCATAAGTATTTTTCATGTGATTATTTAAAAGCACTATATGTTTTCCGTTCCCTAAGCCACGTTCGTCAATCCTGTACGGGTTAACATTTGCAGATATATATTCGATACCATCTTTGCCTATCTTGCTTGCTTCTAGGTATTCAAACATTTTTATATCCTCCTTTGCATTTTCCTTGTTATACGTCGCTAACAAATAATCTTAAATTGCTGATAATTACCTTCGTTTCCTTTTAAAACTTCAACATCATTCGTATATGGTACATTTATATAATCAAGTACCCTTGCTAATCCTAAACCGCCTTTATCCCAATCTCTCATACAATATTCATACAACTGTGGGTGTGTGGTCTGCATCCTCTGGAATCTATTTGGATAGTTCTCCAATTGACACCCAAACATACAAAACATACAGCCTGTTCTGTCAACTCCGGTGGTATAAAGCTTGCCATGATGATTTTCTTTAATTTCGCCATATACACTACAGATTTTTAGATTGTTTTCTGTTACATATCTGAGTACATCCTGATGTGTCCAAAATCCCATTGGTTGACTCTTAGGCTGTCCTGCTTCAAATATATTGCACCCTGTCTTTTCATATTGTCGTTGTCTTTGAAAGCTTTCATCCTGTGTTATACCCAAATATGGATATCTTCCTGTTTCTTTGTGATATATTTTAAAAGGTTTCTTTTTCATTACATCACAACATTTCTCAGATGTACTAAATGGGGCATTTATTAGAAATTTCCACTTTTCTGCAAGCTTGCCAATCTTGCCCCTTTCATCACCATTCATAATGTAGTTGTAATATCGTTCTCCTAGGTTTCCACCTCTTATTTTACGAATCTTTGCTGCTGTTTCTTTGGATACTACTGGATATCCATATTTTTTAATAACTTGCCTGAATGACATATCTGGTTTTATTATTGTTACATTATCAAAAGTATCTACGAACTTTTTTAATTCTGGATATTCTAGCCCTGTATCGCTGAATACTGCCGGTATATCGCTATATAGGTGTTTTCTTACCATATGTAACAATACTGTGCTATCCAATCCACCTGAAAAACTTGTATATACATCACCTTTCCAATGCTCATACCATTCTTCTAGCCTTCTCCGTGTTAATTGTAGTTTTAATTCATATGGGAGATTTTTTCTTTGACTAAATGCCCAATCCTTTAGCTTTAGGTCTATATCTTGTATGTACATTCCCTCACCACCTTTGTGTCGTATAATAATCAGAATGTGACTCAATACAGATACTTAACAGGCTTTCCTATTCTTTCTGCATAAGCAATTTCTGACTTCGTGCTATCGCCAATATATCCATCTACATTCAATACCAAAATATAATTGCAAAGGTCAATTTTCCTTTTATGGAGTTCATCAAGTCTGATTTTATCTTCTGATGTGAGCTTTAACCCTTCATCACTCTTGGTATTGCATCCTATGCTTAAAACAATTTTACCTTCAAGCGTTAGTTTAAAATTTTGTTCGTCAAATGTTTTAAAGAACCTTGTAGATCCACATAAGCAAACAATTTCAGGTAACTTCTCATCCAAATCTTCATATTTCGCAAGTTTTTGAAACATAGCATACAGTCCTTCAAGGATGGGTTTTGAACCTTCAATTTCTTGATCTGCTTTTGGCAATGTATCTGCTATTGCCATATATGCTGCTCCGTTAGGAGTCCTTTTTGTTAATCTTTCCATAACTTTTCTCCTTTCTTTGATTCACAGAATGTGTCTTATTCTTCCTCCTGTTCCTCTAGGCTTTCTGCTACATCTACAACGGTAATTTTATTACCCATTTCTTTAGCCCATGTTTCCATCTCTTCACCATCATCAAATCTCTTTGCCCTAAATCCTTCTAGCATGCCTGTATGATAATAAATCAACCAGTACATATTAACCCTCCAATTATTATTTGACTATCATATGAGAGTACAGAGGTAGAACTGTACTCTCATATGATGTCACTATTGGTTTTTAAACTATTATGAGATTATTTCTATGTTTTCTACTCCTTCAAGTTGATCCTCAAGATATTCCTTTATTTCTCCCATTGCTTTATTCCTCCAAGCTCCACCATCTGCCTCAAAGAGTGCTGCCTCTGGTCCTGATTGCATTCTGAATATAAATTTGCTTGTTGGCTGGATAATTTCCGGGAAAGTCCTAAATGGTGCAAGGCTTACTGGATTTGGAACCATTACGTCTCCAACCTTCGCAACTCCTGTTTTTATTGTAACAGCCTGACTTACTCCATCATCTCCAACTTCCTTCACTGCTTTATCCTGAATCAATCCTGTAACCTTAAGTAATATTCCTTTATCCTCGTTATCAACAAAACTTGACTGCAGCATGATGTTGAATTGTTCTGTATCCATAAATCTGTTAAAGATAATGTTGTTTGGAGTAAGTGCTTTGCAGATCATATAACAATCTCTTTCTGCATCATCCCTAAGTTCTGAGTATAGAGCCACTTCTTGAGGCCCTCTCACATGAATCAACAGTTTTGAAAACTTTTTATCCATTTCAGATTTTATGTAATCAACTAAAGCTGTAAGTGTTGTTGCTGTAATTGCAGCTGGTGAAGGTTGTACTACATGGTGCAATTGCTTTGTTGAGTATTGCTGTCCTTCTACCTCTATAATCTTTGTTTCTCCTAGTCCTACTAGGTATTCTAACGCTTCTCTGTTTATCATATTTTTCATCCTCCTAAAATTTATTTATTATTGACTTTCTTTAAATCTATTATGTTTCCATCCTCTGGCATTGGTTCATCTCCAAGATCCATCTTTATCTGTCCTGCTGCCTGGTTGCCTATTTCTGCAGCCATAACCTTTCCACTCTTAAGGTCTTTGTCAATTATTATGTTTGTTTCTGTAGGAATTACAGGAGCTAAAGATGTCTTTGTTTCGATGCTTATCTGTGCTAAATTTCTGCTTTCATTAGGCTTGAAAGTTATGTTCACAGATACTTTTCTCTTTTTCTTTGCATCTGTGTTTGGATCATAGATGTTGTTAAGTACCTTCTCAACCTCTGTGTTGATTTTTTCGGTCAGTGCTCCATTTGCAAATTGTTCAAGGTTAATCATGTGTTCCATTTTATAGAACCCTCCTTTATATTTTTTACAGCTTCAACATTTCTGTTTTATGCTGTAATATTCATTGATTGGAATTTCACTGCCCTTTTATGATGCAATACTGACAATATCCATCCGCAGTAGGATCATATGCTTCTACTTCTAATGTCATAAAAACTTGTCTCAAATTGCATTCCTTAAAATCCTTTTTAGTACAATTATGACAACCTACTAAGGCATTATCAGCTAAATCAAGTATTGTTTCTTTTTCAACCTGTACATATTTATCTTCTAATTTTCTCTTTTGTGTTTCCCTTATCGCTTCAAACTTTGGCAATACTAGTATTTCTGAGCATTTGCAATCTCTTAAAAGCTGTTGTATAAAGTCTTGGTCTACTCTTGCCTTTATACTATCCATCCATTTAAAAATATAAGTCTGTGCCATCTTTAGTGATCTATGTTCATCATTTGTAAGATTGTTTTGCCATTTTTTAAGTATTTCTCCTATTTCCCCAGCAGCAAGGGCCATCACACAATATTTGTTTCTCTCTTCTTTATTCAGGTATGTTTTCATCCTTTTACACCGCTTTCCTTGGACACTGCTTTAACAGCATTAGCTCCTGCTCTAGTTTTTTTACTTTGTCTTCTAGTCTTGCTATTTCAAACTCCTGTCTAATAATCTTCCATTTGAGTTTATTAATATAATCTTCCATATTCTCACTCCCTTGAAAAATCTGCTATTAATTGATATTCCGGTTTCCATGCTAGCTTTATTGTCCCCGTACGTCCTCCGCGTTGCTTTGCTATGTTGCATTCTATTGTGTTCTTCTGATCTGTATCCTTGTTGTAATACTCATCGCGATAGAGCAGCATTACAACATCGGCGTTTTCTTCAACTCCTCCAGATTCTTTCAAATCTGCAAGCATCGGTCTTTTATTTGCTCTCATTTCACAATTTCGAGACAATTGGCTAAGTACTATGACAGGTATATCAAGATCCTTTGCTATATTTTTAAGTCGGATGCATATATTCGTTGTTTGCTCTCTTATGCCGTCCCCCATACCTTTAGTATCCATAAGCCCTAAGTGGTCAATTATGATGCAATCAAGTTTATTTTGTAACTTAAGTTTTTTAGCCTGAGCTGTTATCTCATTTACATGAATACCAGGTCTGCAATTGGTTACTGATTTATAATTTCCAATCCATCCGGCTTTTTGAATTAGGCTAGTCCATTCAGAATCCTTCATGTTTCCTCTTTCAAGCCTCTCAGAATCAATTAGTGTTGTCATAGCCAATCTTCTCAGTCCGAGCTCTTCCTCAGCCATTTCTAAGCTGTAGTATAAAGAGTTGTATTCCTTTGATACTCTTTGATTGATATTTAATGCCAGTGCAGATTTTCCCATACCTGGTCGTGCTGCTATTACATAGAGTTTCTTTTTTTGAAGTCCATTTATAGCTTTATCTAAGCTCCCAATTTTGGTTTGTATTCCTAATATTCCTCCACCTTTTTTGTAGTTATTTTCAATCATTTGTACTGTTCGCGTCATCAGCTCTTCATCATTTATGTAATGTGCATTTTCAGGATTATCAATCAGAAATGCACTTTCCTGTACACTATTTATAAGTGTCTTGAAGTCCTGTTTATCCATGTTTTCTAAGGTTTCGGCAAGTGACTTTTGCAGCTTCCTTTTGTTGGATTTCTCTTTTATTATTTTTACATGTTCTATGTTAAAGTTAGGTAATCCACTGGAAAGTAAATTTGCTATATGTGTGAACCCTCCTATCTTGTCTAGGTTGCCTCCAAATCGCTCTGTCAAGGTAGTTATATCTATAGGCTTATCTTGAGTGTATAGAGAACTCATAGCTTGATATAATAATCTGTTCTTTTCTGCAAAGAAGTCAGAAGGTTCTAATATACTAATTACTTCAGCGATAATGTTGTTATCTACTAGAATACTTGCTAAAATGTCTTGTTCTGCTTGTAAATTTGCTATTGGTTCCAAATTATTACCTCCTTTATAGCCCATCAAAATTAAAATCCTGTGCTGATGAAGGTTGTTTCGGCTGCTCCTTCGTTACTTTGTCAACTACCCAGTTTAGTATTGCATGATAATCAGATTTGTATTGTTTTCCTTTAGCTCCTTTATAGTTATCAAGTACTTCTATCATTTTTTTAGTTAAACCTTCACCATATTTATCAACCAGTTTTTTATAATCTTTTTCAGTCATGGATACATAGTCGGCATATTTTAACTTTTTAGGCTTTTTAGATTGTGTATATATATCTTCTTTAGAAGATATATTATTATCATTATTGTTTGTATGTTTTTGTGTCGCTTTTGTGTCGTTTACGTGTCGTTTTTCTATCTCTTCATCTTGATATAATCCATAATTTTCAATGGTTACAAGCGTCTTTTTAGTGTCGCTAAAATACGTTATCATTTTGTCTTGTTCTAAAAGCTTTAAAAATGAAATTACTTTGGTATTTGACCATCCCCAGTTAGTACAGAGTTTTCTTATAGATGTAATAAAACTTCCTTTCTGAACTGTTATTAATTCACTACCTAATACAACCTTTTTATCATCATGGTTGGCTGATAAAAGCAGATCAATCCATGCCTGACCTTTACTAAAAGGTTTGTCCTCCCATACCCAGCATTCTTTAATTTTTCTGTGAATTGAGATCCATCCATATGCCATCCATACTCTCACCTGCCTTTGCTATATGACTATATATCCGAAAAAGCAAAATAATATAAAAAGCTACTTTTCTAACACAGGGATCAGCAGTTCCTGTCCCGGATATATTGTGGGGTTAATTTCATTTTTCTGCCGGATTATGTATATAACTTCCCTTATATCCACCTCTGCATATGTACCGGCTACTATGCTCCAGAGCGTGTCACCAGGATGAACTATATAAGTCTCATATCTAATTATTTTTGGGCTTGTATGGAAACTGAATATATTGCGTATAATCAGTATAATGAGTATTAAACTTGTAACTCCGTAAAAAGCAATTTTCACTTTTTCTTTTTTCATTTTTATTACCCCCAATATCCAATTTTTATGTTATAATGAGGGTAATGGAGTGTTACAGCACCCCATTACTAAATGGTTTCACTTAAGGAGAGCCCTCTGCCAAGGGCTTTTTTCTTTTCTTTTTTACATATGCAGCATACTAAAAGGCCCTTTTTTACCTCCACTAGCTTCCCGCCACAATGAGGACATTTCTTTTCATTATCCATTTTTATATGTCTCCTTTATAAAATTGAACAATTAGCACGTCCAATTTTTGAGATTGCTTAACAATATCATCAAACGGAGCTCCAACTTCAATCATCGATTCTAAAATTTCTCGTTGTTCTTCCAAATTTATTTACCCCCTAACTGACATAATTCTGCCTGTACTGCGTTGCAAAAATTCATAACCTTCAGGTGTCCTTTTAGTTCTTAAAAAGTCCGCAGGGTTAAAACCTAAATCATCCAACATAATTTTTTCATGTTTTGTTAATCTTCTAGGATGTTTCACAGCAGCTCCCTCCTTTGCTTCATGAATTTGTGATAGTTTCGATTCCTTAAGCATCCACAGCTTTTAATCCGGCCACACATTAAGTCACTAGATCTAACAGTTATTTCTCCTCCGCAGTCACACCTGCATTTGTAGTGGACACCTTTTTCATCAGTTTTGCATAGCTCTGTGACTCTAAGTTTCCCAAATTTCACTCCTATTAGTGGAGTCCTTTTAGCCAAATATCATCCCTCCCTAGTACCAAGTATGCGGATTTTTAATGTGTGTCCATTCTTTACGTCCGTTTATTTTGTAGATAAATTTTAAATATGGTCCATTTCCATCATCCTTAGCAAATTCAACTTTTAAAGGCTCAATTGTCTCCCTTGTTTCTGATCCCCATGCATTGTAAAAGTTTTTTAAAAATAATCTAAACATGGTCTTATTAGATTCAAATTTTAACTGCTCAAAGCCCTTTACTTTTTCAGCAACTAGCATTGTATCCCTCCTTCGCTTGTACTCCCCTTCCATAAATGATAAAATTTAGTCGAAAGGGGGTGATATTATGCAATTTGATGGTGCTATTGTAAATGAGCAAGGTGTAACATTTGCTATAGTTGTTGTTAACGCTTCTGCTGTAATAAACTCTTTTACTATTAATGACGCTCAGCGTAGTTTCGAAAGATATTTTCCTGGTATGCCTATAATCTTAATGAATCAAGACTCCAATGGAACTCCAACATACTATGGTAGAGAAGATATAGTAAATTTCCTTGCTAATATTTACATGGAACAAATACCTTGGAAAACATATACTACCTAGGTATTTCGTCACATGGCTTTAACCTAAGTGTGCAAGGAATGTGAGTCTTGCCTTTTTTACTAATTATTTTTTGATCATCTGATTGCTCTAGAACTGGTACTTCTGGAGCAATCTCTTTTTTATTTTCTTCCATATCCCTATCTCTCCTTTCTAAATCTTTTTCTACTGCTCTAAGATCTTCTAGAGCTTGTGTATGTATCTCTCTGTCCTTCTCATTTGTATCTAATGGTATTTGGTATTCTAGAGCTGCTATTTGCTTTTGTATATCAGCTTTACTCTTGGGTATCCCAACTTTTAGCATACCGATCACTCCTTATTTATAATATTCCAGCTGCTTCTCGTTTTTTTATTTCAGTAATCAAACATTCAAATTCTTCTACTGTCAACAATTCAGAAACTGCTTGTGCTAATAATTCAGCATATTTATCTTCAAGCTTTTTTCTGTTTTTCGGTAGAATTACAGTTACTTTACTCATATGAACCCCCTATAAAACATTAAATGGTAATATTATACAATATGTTTATTGTATAACTCTGGCTACAACTGTCTCTTGGATCTTTTCTTTTTCCTTGTGCTTATTTTTCTTTATTTGAAGAATTACCCTTTTCATACCCCCACCACCTTAAATTAAATCATCTATTTTTTTACCTAAAAAATTAGCTATTTTAATTACAGTGTCAATTCCTGGGTTTTTTGTTTTACCACTCATTATGTCGTGGAGAGTAGCATATCCAACATTGCTACCATTAGCTAACTTATTAAGTGATGTATTCTTTTCTTTCAATATTTCTTCTATTTTTTTCCCATCCATAGCAACACCCCCTAACTTTTATCGTTATCGTCTGTCCGATTATGATTTGATTGTATATCATTATACCGATATTTCAAAACTCCTAAATTTGCCATGTTAACTGAATAAATGAAAATATCTTATATTTTTTAAATAAACCTGCTTCTTTCTAAATATTTCATATCGCTTATTAGATATTTAATGTTGTTATTTGTCGGAATTTCGATATTGAATTTTCTTTACATATTATCTGTTTACCGATATAATGATATTTGTAAATTAAAATTTACTAAGGAGGTTTAATTTAATGGGAATATCACAGTTAGGTATAAATATAAAATCTGCTCGAGAAAGAAGAGGCTGGTCTCTTAATAGGCTTAAACAAGAAAGCGGAATTGGGTATGCCACTCTCCATGATATCGAAAGTGGTAAAAGTCAAAATTTAAACTCTGCAAACCTCGAAAAAGTAGCAATGGCTCTTAATGTCCCAGCAAATGAATTATTAGGAATTGATGTAGTTGAATATACTGTTACTGATTTAGAAGGAACCTTAAAGATTATATTAGAATCCGATGAACTTGAGCTTGATGGGGTAGCATTAAGTGATTTTGAAAAACAAGATTTAGAAGAATTATTTTATTTTGCAGTTAAAAGTTTAAAAAGAAGAAGGAGGAGGAATAATGCAAACCGTAGCAATCTATAGTAGAAAATCTAAATTCACTGGTAAAGGTGATTCTATAGAAAATCAGATAGAAATGTGTAAAGAATACATAAATAAAAAAGTAGGACCAGACACAAAGTTTTTAATTTACGAGGATGAGGGATTCTCAGGAAGTACAACAGACAGACCTCAATTTAAAAAATTGATAAAAGATATAAAATCTAAAAAAATTAATGCACTAGTTTGCTACAGGCTTGACAGAATATCAAGAAACGTAGCAGATTTTTCATCAACTCTTTCCATACTTCAAGAAAATAATTGCTCATTTATAAGTATAAGTGAAGAGTTTGATACTAGTTCCCCAATGGGGCGTGCGATGATATATATTGCAAGTGTATTCGCTCAGTTAGAGAGAGAAACAATTGCTGAACGTGTAAGAGACAATATGCTTGAATTAGCAAAATCCGGCCGCTGGACAGGAGGTAAAGTTCCTATGGGGTTTACTTCTGAACGAATTAAACTTGTTGACAAATCAGGTTCTCAAAGAGAATATTCAATCCTCAAAATTGATGAATCCGAAATGACTTTTGTAAAATTTTTATATGAAAAATATTTAGAATTAGGAAGTCTGCATAAACTAGAAGTATATATTACACAAAATCAGATGAAATCAAGAAATGGTATTATGTTTGAAAAATCAACTTTAAAAATAATACTGCAAAATCCTATCTATGTTAAAGCTAATGATGATGTTGTATCATATCTGAACTCAAAAGGTTGGACTATCTATGGTCAAGTCAATAATTGCAACTCTCTTTTGACTTACAATAAAACTGAGCAAGGTATAAAAAATGGAAAACATATAAAAGTAAAAAAAGCAGACAATGAAAAATTCGCTGCTGTAAGCAATATTCAAGGAGCTTTGGATCCGGAATTATGGTTAAGGGTTCAAGATCAATTCGATAAAAACAGAGACACATTCCCTAGGTTGGGAAAAACACACAATGCATTGTTGGTTGGAAAACTAATATGCGGCAATTGCAATGAATATATGCTAATTCAGCATGGTCAGTTATCAAAAACTACAGGCGAGAAGTTGTTTTATTATACATGTTCACTAAAAAGGAAATCTCATAAAATGCTATGTAATAATGGCAATGCTAAGGCCAGTTATGTAGAGAATTTGGTATTGCAAACATTGAAGTTGTTAGCAAAATCTAAAAAGAACTATTTAGAATATCTAAAAAATATATATGAAAATAAAACAAAAGAAGATAATAATTTAATTGAAAAACTATCATTGAAAAACTCTTTGAATGAAAAGAAAAAGCAAATTGACAATTTAGTTACAGCTCTATCCAAAAGTAATGAAATAGAAGATATTATATTATCAAAAATTAAGTGTTTAAAAGATGAGTGCTTAGACATAGAGAAAAAACTTGCTGATATTGAAAACCACAACATAAAACAGAAAGCAAATGCAATTAATTTGGCTTTTATTGAAGATATTTTGAACGAATGTGAGCTTATTGACACACTTCCTAGAGATAAGCAAAAGATGATAATTGATGTTCTCATTGACCGCATATATTGGTATGGTAGTGGCAATGGTGAGGGAAAAATAAAAATTAAGTTCATCGGTACAGATGATGAGAATATTGAAGAAGTTGAATTGAATGATGAAGAACTGCAACAGTCTTCGTTGCAGTTCGGTTCACCTTGCATGACCTGTATCAAGAAGTATTATATTTTCTGCAAACTCTTTAAGGGCATACTGCTGGCACACCTTCATATTCAGCTTATCAAGGTTTACATCTTCAGGAGGGACAGTAAGTACAACAACTCCATCTTTATCAAGCTTTTCTCTTATTTCCTGTGA